AACTGGTGGAACTGGTACATTTACTCTTGTTACCGGAACTACTGTTCAAGGTGCCACAGGGGATTTTGATACCATCAGTGGAACTAGTGGAATAATCACTACTATTTCTGGAGTTACTTTAATTACAGGTATAACAGCTAGTTTTACAACAGGTAACTTTACAGTTGCTAATTTCGTTATTGAAACAACAGGTAACATTACAACTACTGGGGGTTATGTTTCAGGTGCCAGTGGTTTATTTACAGATGCAAATATAACAGGCTTAATTATTTCAGGTAGCGGTGGTAATTTTGATTTATTAACAGGTGGCACAATTACAGGTACTACTGGTGATTTTGCAACAGTAAATGTAGACACTGGTGTTTTTACTTATTTAACGGGTACAACTATTTCAAGCTCTACTGGTTATTTTGGCACATTAACTGTTGACACAGGCATTACCAGATATAAATTAACTGTTACTGGTGACGCATTTTTTGCTGAAGATATTTGGGTTACAGGATCAGGTGTTTTTGGAAGTGGAATAGGATCAACTGGCTCTTCTTATTTTTACCAGGCATCAGTAAGTGGCTCTGGAGATGTGACTCTTACAGTCGCAAATCCTACTGGTTATGCAGTAGCCACGTTTACTCAAGTTTCAACAACAGGCGATTTTATTGTTAACGCAACAACTTCTGGCACTTCAATTACTATTGCACAAAATGAAATTGTTCTTATTGAAGATAGTGGAGTTTTAACAAATGACTCTTCAGATGGGAATGGTTACTATCAATACACGGGAGCTTTAGATTTAACAGAAGTTAATACTGAAATTATTTATAGCGGTGGAATTGCAAGTGGTTTTACTTTTTTAGGAATTAATTATGGGTATGGAACTAATTTAGAAGTCAAAGGTATTATTTCTGGTGAAAGTATTACAGCAGGAAGTGTAACGCATTCAACAGGTACCTTTGATCATTTAACGGTTGGCACTGGTGTATTTACGCTTGTTAGCGGTACTACTGTTTCGGGAGCTACTGGTAATTTTAGTAGCTTAACTGGTGGTACTGGTGTATTTACGCTTGTTAGCGGTACTACTGTTACAGGAGATACCGGATATTTTAATGAATTAAATATACCTTCAACAGGTGAAATTAAATTATATGACGGAGATTCATCTAATTGGGTTGCTTTTAAATCTCCCAATGTAGTTGCTTCTGATGTCACTTGGGTATTACCAGCTGCTGATGCAACTACTTCTGGAGATGCATTATTAAGTGACGCAGCTGGTAATTTAAGTTGGGGTGCAGTTGCAAGTCTTAGTGGTATAACAGATAATGCCGCACCTTTTACTACTGCATTAGGTGCAGGAGCTGGAACAGGTATTACTTCTGATGGTACTGGAAATACTGCGGTAGGTGGTTATGCCCTTACTGCCAATACTTCAGGACGTTTTAATGATGCATTTGGTTATGCTGCACTAGCTACTAATACTATAGGCAATGGAAATAGTGCATTTGGTTATAAATCGCTATATACCAATAGTACAGGAAATTCCAATACTGCATTAGGTCATGAAGCATTAAGAGATAATGTAGTAAGTTATAATACTGCAATTGGTTATCAATCAGCAAGATTTAATACTACCGGAACAGGAAATACTTCAGTAGGTTATAAAACACTTACTGTTAATACGACTGGAGCAGACAATACTGCAATAGGCTATGATGCTTTATCCGGTAATACTAAAGGAATAAGAAATGTTGCAGTAGGTGTTCAAGCGTTAGGCTTAAATATTAATACAAATGATAATACTGCAGTAGGTTACCGAGCAATGCGCAATAACATTGCTCAATTAAATGTTGCGATAGGCACAAGGGCAGCTGAGCTCAATACTACAGGAACATATAATACTGCAGTAGGTAGTGATGCACTCGCTATTAATAAAACTGGACTCGGGAATACTGCACTAGGTAGGGCTGCGCTATATGCTAACAGTATTGGAGATTATAATACTGCAGTAGGTTATAATGCAATAGACAATAACACAGCTGGAGACAGAAATACTGCAGTAGGTGCGTATGCGTTAAATTGGAATTCAACTGGACAAAGAAATGTTGCAGTAGGTTATGAAGCATTAGATAGGAACACTATAGGATCTTATAATACTGCCGTAGGTTATCAAGCATTAGATCAAAACAGTACAGGATCTTGGAACACTGCAGTTGGTTATGGAGCACTTTATAGTACTACTAAATCGGGAAATATTGGAATAGGTTATCAAGCAGGTTATTCTATTGTTTCAGGTGATAATACTATTATTGGACAGATATCAGGTTCATCAAGCGATCAAGGAATTATTAGAATTGGTGCTGGTTCTACTGAAAGAATTTATGTTGATAGTGCAGGTGTTGTTAGCGGTAATGCATTTGCACAAACAACCGCAGTAATAACAGGTACTGAAATAAATCCAGCCAATGGGGGTATTCAATCTAGAACAATAAGTGCAAATACAACATTTACTGAAGCCTTAGTTTCTGGTGAATCTGTCGTATTACATTTGATTTCTGGTTCAAGTTATACTTTGACATGGCCCACAATTACTTGGGTTACTTCTGCTGGTAACACTGCTCCAACATTTACTGATGATGATATACTAGTATTCTGGAAGTTCAGCACCACACTTTATGGTGCATATGGCGGGAGCTTTGCATAATGAGTTTACTTGCATCTTATTTATTGGCTGCAGCTGGCAGTCAAGTAGGGGGTTGGGATCTATCAAAAGCTAGTTACAATGGTACACCATTAAATTATTTTTATGTAGGTGACCAAGAAAAATCTCCAACTGGATTATCTTTTAAAAGCGATGGCACCAAAATGTATGTTGTTGGCTACGGTTTAGACAAGGTATATGAATATAATTTATCCACTGCATGGGATGTTTCTACTGCTAGTTATATACAAAATTTTAGTGTAAGTGCGCAAGAAACAACTCCACAGGGATTATTTTTTAAAAGCGATGGAACTAAGATGTATGTTATTGGCTATAGTGCAGGCAATGTAAATGAATATAATTTATCCACTGCATGGGATGTTTCTACTGCTAGTTATTTACAAAATTTTAGTGTAACTGGACTAGAGGTATATCCAACTGGATTATATTTTAAACCTGATGGAACCAGAATGTATATTATTGGCTTTAATTCAGACAATGTAGTTCAATATAATTTATCCACTGCATGGGATGTTTCTACTGCTAGTTATTCACAAAATTTTAGTGTAAGTGCGCAAGAAGGATTACCAATGGATTTATTTTTTAAATCTGATGGAACCAAAATGTATGTTGTTGGCGGTTCTGGAGGCGATATAAATGAATATAGTTTATCCACTGCATGGGATATTTCTACTGCTAGTTATGTACGAAATTTTAGTGTAAGTGCGCAAGAAGGATCTCCAGCTGGATTATTTTTTAAAAGCGATGGAACTAAGATGTATGTTATTGGCACTTTTGAAGATAAGGTATTCGCATACGACCTATCTACGGCCTGGAATCTTTCAACGGCTTCTTTTACTTACCCAACTTCAGATTATTATAAGCCAACACAAGAAGATCGACTTTCTGATGTATTTTTAAAACCCGATGGAACTAAGATGTATACTATTAACTATATTGATGACAATGTATATGAATATAATTTATCCACTGCCTGGAATCAAGCTACTGCTAGTTATGTACAAAATTATAATTTAAATTCGGGTTTATACTACGAGCCATCTCCAAGGGGATTAGTTTTTAGACCTGATGGAATGAGAATGTATGTTGTTGGAAATGGTCAACGCAGGATACTACAATACAATTTATCCACTGCATGGGATATTTCTACTGCTAGTTATAATCAAAGTCTTTATATAGGTGGATACGACTCACTTCCAAATGGATTATTTTGGAAACCCGATGGAACCAAAGTGTATTTTGTTGGTTCCGGTGGAGACGCTGTATATGAATATAATTCCCCCAGTGCATGGTCTGTTCAGTATACTAGTTATGTACAAAGCTTTAGTGTAAGTGCGCAAGACACAGATCCACAAGATTTATTTTTTAAAGATGATGGAACTAAGATGTATATTATTGGCACCGGTGGAGACGCTGTATATGAATATGATTTATCCACTGCATGGGATATTTCTACTGCTAGTTATTTACAAAATTTTAGTGTAAGTGTGAAAGAGTCACGTCCAGAGGGATTATTTTTTAAAGACGATGGAACCAAAATGTATATTACTGGTTACAATGAGGGCGTTATTTGGTCTTATGACCTTTAATTTTTTTCTTGGAGTTTTATTATGTATGTAAAAATTGTCAATAATAGTGTTTCTAAGTTTCCATATAATATTAGTGATCTTAAAAAAGAAAATCCCAATATTTCTTTTCCAAATCCTATAACCGAAGATGCACTTTCTGCTTTTGACGTATATCCAGTTACGCCTACAGCAACTCCTGATTTTGATAATAAAACGCACCGCGTTAAGCAAAGCGTAGAATTTATTGATGGCACATGGACTCAGACGTGGCAACTACAAGAGTTACCTGAAGAACAAGCCAGCGCTAATATCCGCGCAGAACGAAATCGTTGTTTAATTAATTCAGACTGGACACAACTTCCAGACTCTCCCGTAGACTCTGCTCTTTGGCTTACTTATCGCCAGTCATTAAGGGATATTACACAACAAACTGGATTTCCTTGGAATATTAATTGGCCTATAAAGCCATAGTATTAGCTACAATAGAAATTGCAAAAGGATTTATTTATGACTTTCCAATATGCAAGTGGTGCCACTAAAGCACTTTCAAAAGCAATTCCAACCGTTAAAACCAACGGCAAAGTTAAAGAATGGGATTTAACTATTGTTTACACTTGTAACGATTTAACTCGTGACTTTAGCAAACAGGTTGATGTTGAGTATCTTAATAAAGTTCCTACTGGTTTCACCAGGGCAGAACTTCTTGGTATGTGCAGTACTGCACACTTAGATCAAGTTTTTGACAGCATGTATGCTAGCATTGTCAACCCTCCCACGGAACAACGCGAAGATAATTTTGATATTAATACTTTAAGTTAATTGTTATGTGTTTTAGGGATTAATTAAAGCAACAAGTAGTCCCTAAAACTATTAAAATAAAACCACAATTTAAAAACAACAATGAAAATTAAGCAAACATCGGAAAAAAATGAAAAAATGCCGATGCGTGTTTTAATTGGCACTCCGTCTCTTGATGGAAGAGTCGATGCCTGGTATGCATTTGCTTGTCATGAATTATCAAAACTTGCTTTAATTAATAATATTGAAACTAACATTTCAATGTTGTCATATGAAAGTATTTTGCCTATGGCAAGAAATCAACTTTTAACAATGGCAATTGAAAATGAATATGATGCCTTACTTTTTGTTGATTCCGACACATTTTTTAACCCTTTGCATATTATTGATATTTTAAAAGACAATCGAGATGTTATTGCTTTATCGGTACCAAATAAATCAGACGATGAACACTATAATGTAAACTATGATTTAAACAAGACATCAGTAGATTCTTATATTAAAGTTGAATCCGTTGGTACAGGCTGCGTAAAATTAAGTAAAAAAGTTTTAAAGAAATTAGCGGACAACAGTAAAGAAACTATTTTTAGAGGTAAAAAATTAAAAAATATATGTCAATATGATTTTGATAATGAAAATTTTGTTGGAGAAGATATTAATCTCTGTCATAAAATTCATGAACTTGGTTTTGATATTTGGGTTGCAACAGATACAACTTGCATGCACATTGGAACCAAAATTTATGAAGGAAACTTTAAAGAGTATCTAACTAAAATGCAAAATCAAAAATAAACGTTAAATACAAGGTAATTGATATAATATTGATGAGATAGAGAATAAAAATGACAATTAAATTCACTGATGCTGCCAAGTATTACACTGCTGCGCAGCATCAGGTTGATGCCTGGAATTGGCTGCAAACTAAAGTATCGCCTGAAGTTTTAAATATTTTTGCATCTAAATATAGAGAAACAAAAAATAATACTGATGAGAATAACTGGGATGCAGTCTTTAACTCAGCCGAAAAAGCAGGTGCTATTTATCCAGAGTGTGTAGCTGCTCAATGGGCTTTAGAATCTGGATGGGGACAACATGTTTCAGGTGAATACAACTACTTTGGATTGAAAGGCCCTGGTGGATCAGACTGTATAACTAATGAATTTATTGACAATAAGTGGATTACCATTACAGATGGGTTTTTAAACTTTGATTCATTAGACGAATGTGTAAACTATCTGGTAAACAGATGGTACAAAGATTATAAAGGCTACAAAGGAGTTAATAGAGCAAAAAACAGAAATGAATGTGCTGAACTTTTAGTGCAAGAAGGCTATGCAACTGATCCAGATTACTCAAAAAAATTAATCCAGATAATGGACAAGCAGTTGCAGGTACCTGGTTGCAATTTAGAAAATGTTATTGATGAATTGGTTTTAGATATTCCTTATGAGTATCAATTAGATAATGAATCAGGCACTGGCTTTAGAGAATGTTTTTCTTCTACTTGTGCCATGATTGCACGTTATTATGGCGTCATTGATACTGATGATGAGTACAATCACATTAGAAGCAAACATGGAGATTCAACTGAATACGTTGCACAGGTAAAAACATTGCAGCAATTAGGATTAAACGCAAAATTTATTACTAATGGAAATCCCGCGGTACTTGAAAATGAAATTAGAAATAAACGACCAGTAGCAGTTGGTTGGTTACACAAAGGTCCTGTTTCTAAACCTCAAGGAGGTGGGCATTGGACCTGTGTGATTGGTTTTGACAAAGATAATTTTATTCATCATGATCCTTATGGCGATGCTGATATGATTAATGGAGGATATATCAATACTGACTATGCTGCTGGAAAAGCCATTTACTACAGTCGAAAAAATTGGTTAAAAAGATGGGAATGCGATGGCAATGGTACTGGTTGGGCATTACTTGTTAAAAAAAATGAAACCTAAAAAAGATAAACCAATCAAAGTAAATATTTGTTGGGAAGTAGGAAAAGAAAAAAAATGCGTAACCCTTGATAAAGACAAGGCTTACGCTACAAAACAATGGGTTGATGAACAAGGAGGTGTTGTTTTTTGGTTTCAACCTGTTGAAAACTAACGTTGCTTAGCTTTACCAACAACAAGTGCAATAGTTTCTAAAATTTTATAAAATTTTGAAACTAACGCATCATCTTTGGGAGTAGGCGTTAAAGCAGTGATGACACTAGCAGTTGCATGGACTGCCAATAAAGCTTCTAAATACTGATTCAAATGTTCCATAAAAATACCATACACTCTTTTATTCTATATGTATAGATTTGTAGTAAAAAAATGTTTTTATATCTTCTTTGATTATCCAATTAGAATCTTCATTCTTTTGGAACCATTTTTTCCAAATACGAAATTGTTTTTCTTTTTTTGCTGAGTCACACCTAAAAGCCAAAGAATCTCCCGCAGGTATTAAATTAATCCACTCACGTAAAATTTTTACGCCTATTAATTGTAATTTCATAGCTTCTTTACCTGTCAAATTCAATCTCAATTGACGGCTTCTTTTGTTTTTTCTTTCTTGCATCCAATCGTTTACTTGTCTTTTGGATCGGCAAACGGCCATGCTGACTAACCACACACAACCATTCGTCGTCCTCACCCATGGAATTAAGCGCAGCTTGATAAATTGTTTCTGATTTATTTTTATTGATTGAGTTATTTTTTTGCGTTTTATTCTGTAACTCATCACTCACGGTCTAGTGGCATATGGTAACAAGATAGCAGGAAAAGGATGTGTTTGTTGGTGTTCTCTTTCCCAAGCAGTCTTCCATTCAGACAAAGAATGGTTATGTCGATCTAACTCTATATAACCAGGATCAGTATCTGCTCTTATGTAATCACCATTTTCAAAAATAAATTTATCAAAGTTTTCAAGTATTAAATCAAAAGTTGTAACAGGAAATTCAACAACCATACCTACTTCGTAGTCAAGTTTTTCATTTCTTGTTGATGAAATACATAATAAATAACCGCCTGTTTGCAAGGGAAAATAACGATCATCTCCGCCATCAAGTCTTAACCTATCAAAGTTATTATATAAATCAGAACCTGCACTCATTACTTGTCCTTCATAGGGATAATAAACAGTATCATTTTCTATTTCTTGGATACTATCTCGATCAAATATTCCTCGACTTGCAATAGGAACTAAATTTAAATCATAAACAGAAAGGTCGAGATATTTTTTCTTTTGCCCTCCTTTGGCAAGAATAATCCATGCAGGTGATGCAATATCAATACGAAACCAATGATTATAAGAACCTCCGCCATAGCCGTTGGGAACGACTTTATTAACAGGCCCGAGAGTACCAGTGAGTAAACGTATAGATAACTGATTAAAAGGACCAAGAGTTAATGGATTGTTTTGTGTTCTTTGTCTTTGTGTAGTAGATAAGCGAGGCATTTATTTTAAATATTTAAATCATTATTTCTATTTTACTATTCTGCAATGTTCTTATGCTCCAAAGGATTAGCTATATTCATTTTCATTCCTTGCATTGACAAATCAATATCTTCTTTATTGTTAGCGTATACCATTAATTTTTGAGCATCAAAATCTAAAATCATTTGATTAATTGTTTTAGGTGGTAATGTACGATTCCAAGAAGAAATTAAATGCAAAGGATTAGCACATCTAGAGTTACCACAGGTTTTTGTTACTCTATAT